AGTATATGAAGGTGATACAGAGGATTGGGATACTGAATTAGCACTTGCTGAAACTGATATTAAAAATCAAGTTCAAGTAAAGTGGTATGATCAAGTAAAAAATCCAAGCACATTTGATTCATCTAAATTACATGGTGGTCAATGGGAAAAGGCAACTGTATATCAAGCCTTAGTAGCATACGTGTTACCTAAGATGAGCACTTTTAGAGTTGAAGATACATTCATTGAACAAATACATTTTTATAAAGACCGTTTGAAAGATGAATTAAATATTCAATTTGCACTGGGAATTAAATATGATGATAACAATGACGGAACAATAACAGCAGATGAAACTTATCAGTACGCACAAGATAGGCTATACCGGTAATGGCTAATAGCAGAGAAAATATATGTGCAGAAATAGTTACGTTATTTAAAGCACAACGTTCAGTTAAGTTTGGTAGAGTAGTTAGGGACCCTATAGTTCCTAGTGAGATACCTAAGACTGCGTTTCCTTGCATCTATGTTGAATCAAGTAATGAAGACATAGAAGATATTGCTAATGCAGGGATGAGACAAGGAGTAATGGAAGTAGCCATTGTTTTAACAATAATGGGTAAAGACAGAAATACTCAACTTAATGTAGCAATCCAGGCAATGGAAGATACTATCAACACTGATAGAACATTAAGTGGTAAGGCAGAAGATTGTTCTCTTACGAGAATAGAGGCGCTTGAGACTGGTGACATGAGTCCGTTTAGCTCAAGCAAAATAGTGTTTACGTGTAGTTACGTATATACTATCAACACATAACATTATTAGGAGAAAATATAATGGCCGCAATTAAAGGTAAAGATGGAGTAGTTGAAATTGGTGTAGATGGCAGTGAAGTTGCTGTAGCACAAGTTAAAAGTTATTCAATCACACAAAATGTTGAGACAGCTGAAACAACCGTAATGGGTAATGACAGTGCAACACACGTTCCTACAATTCTATCATGGGAAGGAAGCTTAGACTTAGTTTATGATTTTCAAGACATGACTAGAGCGGACTTACGTCCAGGAAGTGTAGCAAACCTAGAACTTTTTTCAGGTGGATCAGGAGATGACAAGTATGAAGGTGCAATTATTGTTACTAGTTTTGAAGTTACAGGTGAAACCAATGATGTAGTTGGTGCAACAATGAACTTTACTGGTACTGGTGATCTAACACGTACAACAGTCTAAGTCATAGGCAGGGCTAAGTTCTGCCTATTTCAACAACAGGAGCATAATATGTCAAAAGCAGACACTACATTAGGAAACATGAAAACAGCAATGCAGGCTGACTTTAACAAATTTGTAACTGAATTTACAAGCAATCTAAAGGTTAGAACCCCAATAGACACAGGTGCGGCGAGACGTGCTTGGTCTAAAGTAGGAGATCTTAAGATAGGCTCAGGTGCTAATAAAAGAATACTAACTAACGCTGTTGGTTACGCTTCCATCTTAGACAAAGGAAGTTCAAGACAGGAGCCAAAAGGTATTGTAAAAAATGCATTTAAGCAAACAAGAACAAAATAAACAAGGAGAAGAACTATGAGTGAAGAAACAATTAATATCATTGACAATGCAACTAAGCATTTTCAAACACAATTATCAGGTGAACTGTTACATGTGGAAGTTCCAGAATGGGATTGTAAAATTTATTTTAAACCAGCTTTTACATTTGCACAACAAGAAAAGATCATTACATTAAGTAATGAAGGTAAGATGGTTGAAGCATTAGTTGAAACGTTAATAGTACGTGCATTAGATGCAGACGGTAAGAAAGTATTTAGAGCAGCACAAAAACCTAAGTTAATGCATGAAATTGATCCTAACGTAATTATACGTGTTGTTACAGAGATGAACCGGGAAATCAATGAGGAAGACCTGGGAAAGCACTAAGACAAGAAAAGGATTTATTTTTCATCTTTTTCTTGGCTGAACAAATGGGCCAAACAGTAGAATGGGTTATGAACAATGTCTCTGTGTTAGAACTAAGAGCATGGGCACTATACCACACTGTGAAGAATGAGAAGACTTAATGAAAAGGAATTAGACAATGAGCACCAATTATACAATTGATATTAATGCCAAAGATAACACCAAGGGTGCTATTGCTGGTGTAGGCGGCGGGCTTACAGGATTAAGTAACAAAGCAGGCAAATTAAAAATAGCCTTGGGCGCAGCAGCAATTGCAGGTGCAGGTATCATGGCTGGTAAAGCTGTGTTAAATGCAATTGACAATATGGATAGTTTGGCAAAGAGTGCTAGACAATCTGGGTCAGCTCTAACTAATGAAGCATTTCAAGGTTTTCAAGTATTAGGTAAAGCAATGGAAGAGGCTGGTATTGATCAAGCCACTTATGAAAGAGCTTTATTACAAACAAATTCAAGACTAAAAGCAGGAACAGAAGGACAAAAGTCATTTGCTAAGATCACTGATAAACTAGGTGATAGTATTAAGCAACAAAATGGTGACTTAAAGTCTGGACCTGACTTGTTAGTTGCAATGACAAACGCCTTAAATGCAGGCACAATTTCAACAGAAGAATTTGCCAAAGTAGTTGGTGGACGTGCAGGACCGTTAATACAAGAACAGTTTGCAAGCATGAACACAAGTGCGGAAGGCTTACAAGCAACACTAGATGATGTTAAAGGTTCAACTAACATTGTAGATCTAGATGCGGCTAACAACGCAGAAGCATTTAATGATACAATAGGTAGATTAAAAGAAGGCATGGGTCAGATAATGACTGATGCTATAACACCTATGCTTCCTGTTCTAAGAGAACTAGCAGAGAAGTTAATGGCTAAAATGCCAGATATAATTGCTGGTGTTACTAAAGCATTTGATGCATTGAAACCAGTAATGAAACTATTAGGCACATTACTAACTGAAGTTATTTGGCCTATACTAAGCAAAGTGTTTGATGTGTTAGGCACTATAGCTACAGCAATTACACCACTAATAGAAAAATCAATACCATTATTAAAAACTGGATTTGAAACAGCTGGTAAAGCTATTCAAGGACTTGTTGACTTCTTTGTTAAACTAATTGAAAAGATTAAAGCAATACCAGAAGAAGTTAAGAAAATGAAAGATGCTATTGTTGGTAAAATGGGTGACATGGTTACAAGTACAAAGAAGAAACTAACAGGCTGGAAAGACAGTGTGTTAGGTATCTTTAAAGATACAGAAGATGAAGCAGTTGGTAATTCAATTATTCCTGATATGGTTGATGCAATCATTGGTGAATTTACAAGAATGAAAGACGTTACAATTGACACAACACAAGCTATGAGTGATGGTGTTACAGGCACTATGGACACAGGAATGAAAAAGTTTACTGATGTATTAACTAGTGCGTTTGATGATGGTAAGTTAGAAATGAATGACTTTAAAGGCTTCTTCAAACAAACAATGTCACAAATGATCAAGGATGCAATCTTTGGTTCAAACAAAATTAGTCAATCACTTGGAAGTAGTTTACACGGAGGCGGTGGTAAGAAGAGCGGCATTGGTGGATTCTTTAAGAGTGTTATTGGTGGATTGTTTGGCGCACGTGCAAGCGGTGGTCCAGTTACAAGTGGTAAAAGCTACTTAGTAGGTGAACAAGGTCCAGAAATGTTTACACCAAGTGGTAATGGAAGCATTGCTAGAAACAACGGTGATGGCGGTGGAGGTTTAGTAGTTAACTTTAATTTAAACAGCATTGATTCACGTAGCGGCACTGAATTTATTTTAGAACAAAAGAAACACATAGTAGGAATGATTAACCAAGCGTATAGGAAACGCGGCCGTCAGGGAGTTTATTAAAGATGATTAGCATATTACAATACCCAAGTGGAAGTTCAGGAGATCATTTTATTGATCCTAATTACCTTGGCACAAATACAACAGGATTCCAAGGAAGGATTAAAAGTCTAAGAGATGGAAACTATAAAACACTAAACAGTGGATCAATATCAAGTAGTGTTGACACTATAATGGAAAATTGTAGTAGGTTTAAATACTATCTTAAAGATAAATCATATAGTGGAAATATAGCAATATATGATATATGGTACAGGCCAATGATTAGAGGCACAGTAAACAGTAGTGGAGTTATTACTAGTGCTACAATAATTACAAAAGGAAATGAACAGTTTAGGCAACGCACAGCTATAAACACATATGGAGGTTCAGCACAAATTAGTGCAAAGTTTTGGAAAGAAGGCGTTGCAGGCGTTCAAACAGCTTCATCTACTGCAAGTATTACAATAAACACAAACAGTAATGGTTATATAACAAGTGTTAGTGGAAGTGGCGGAAGTGGCTACGGAAGTGCAGGCTTTGTTATGTTTGAAATACAACAAGCGGCAGCAGATACATATCCAGCAACACCAACATTACTTGAAGCAGCTGATACATGGGACACAGATGATGAATGGCTTGATGCAGGCAACACAGTTCCAACAAAGAATTGGCCAACTACAGTAGCACCTACTTCAGCAGAAATTAAATATACACAACCAGCAACAATTACAAGAAGCCAATCAGGCATTAAGTATGTGCAAAGTGCAGGCTATGTAAAATGGGGATTAGATGTAGAATATCCTCCAATGTCAGCAACGCAATTTAAAGAGTATCATGCTATTGTACAAGCGGCACGTGGACAAGCTATTCCAATGTTTTTTAACTTAGTACAAAGTGGTAACAACTTACTTTGGAAGAACATGAATAGTAATAACACTACAAACAAGTTACTATTAAAAGATAATTTAGCTATAAACGCCAGCCTAATATTACTTGAAGGCTTAGCATCAACAGATAAACTTACGCAAGGTGATACAATAGTAGGTCAGAATGGTGATGTAAATGGTGAGATGAATACCATCATAAGTACTACTAATGCAAATGTATTTGGAGAGGCTAAAGTTAGAATTGCTTATCCAGTAAGAACAGCTCAAACAGCCGGCAACTATTGGAACACATCTCCTGATTATGTAATTGTTACATTAAATGAAAGTGAGTTTGAATATAATGTTGGAACAAACGGCTTATACAACGTAAGTGTAAGATTTGAACTAGATGAATGGAAATAAACAATGGCAAATAGAGGAATAGTAAGTGCAACACTACTTGCAGCAATTGAAGAAAACGTTGTTACATATTATGATTGTCTTAGTATTTCAACTGAACAAAGCGGTTCAGATGTTGTATACAGGGTTACAAACGCACCACAAGACGTTGTAGTTGACGGTCAAACTTATGTAGCGTTTGGACAATACTTAGTTGCTGGAGATATTGAAGAAGACACTAACATGGATATTCCATTAATGAGTGTTCAACTTTCAGGCATTGCTCCATATGAACCTAATGCACCCGTAACAGGTGAATCTTTTATGCAAACTATGTTAAAAGATACAACTAATTACATAGATTATCCAATAACAAGACACAGAGTTTATTTTGATTTAAACTTTATTGACAAAGGAGCAGTGTTATTATTTGAAGGTAGAATCTCAAATGCTAGTATTACATTTGATCCTGAAGGCGTTAGTAGTGTAGCATTAGAAGCAACATCACATTGGGTAGACTTTACACGTACTAGTGGACGCTTTACAAACACAAACTCACAACAATCACATTACGCAGGTGACTTGGGATTCCAGTATGCCAAAGACATAATGAAAGACATAATATGGCAGGAACCACCAGAATGATATTAGAACAAAAAAGAGACTTAGCTTTATTTTTAGCTGGGCTTAAACACAAACAACATAACTGGGGCACGTTTGATTGCAACACATGGTGGTGTGAATGGATTGATAGATTAACTGGTTCAGATGTATCTAGTGAAGTTATAGGACATTACCATAATGAAAAGACTGCAATGAAATTTGCAAGAAGTCACAATGCAATTGAATATGTTTTGCGTATGGGATACACACAACTAGATGTTAATGCAGTAGAATCAATTCCTGTAACAGGTGATGTGTGGATTCAAAACCATAGAACACATTATAGTATATTAATGATCTTTAATGGATTAGCTTGGAGCATTAGCAGTGAGCATGGACTAATTAGTAGTCACCCAGAGCATCTTCTCAAAGAAACTGAGAAAACTGTTGAGACAACTAGGTTTAGGAGAGTATAATGCCAGCAATAATTCCAATTATAATTAATGCAATTGTTACAGCAGTAATAGTAGCAGTAGTTGACGTAGTAGTTGATGTTGTAATTGACGCAGTCTTTGGTTCAGATGAAATTGAAACTAGAGATGAAATGCAACAGCAAGCAGAAACTGCCGCAAGAGCAAGAGCATTATTAGTTAATAAGAATTCAAACAACGCAGGTATTCCACTTGTATACGGAAAGTATAGATTGGGTGGAGTTAGAGTTTACTTAGAAACATCAAACGGAAGTGGAAGCATTGGCAACAATGACGCTGATAATGAATATTTTAATATGGTGTTATCAATGTGTGAAGGTGAAATGGGTCCCATAAAAGAATTATATTTTGGTGATGAACTAGTATGGTCAGGCACTGCTAATGCAGGTGGCGGAACAGATGGTGTTACACTATCAGGATATACATCTGGAACTACATTCTATGATTCATTAAGTGAAAGCGGTGGCGCTACAATTAAATACTTTAACGGAAGTCTTAATCAAAATGCTGACAGTATGATGTCAAACAGTGTAGGTGGTGGTACTTGGACTTCTAATCACAAGCTCACTGGTGTTGCATACTTGTCAATGAAAATAAGAGCAAATGCAGAAGCTTATGCAGGCGGTATACCAGTTATTACCGCAGTACTAGATGGTAAAGATATTCCAGATGTACAATTTATTAGTGACGGACAAACAGGCACGCCAGCAGTTGAAGAGGGTGAAAATTCAAACCCAGCAAATGTTATATATGATTATCTTACAAATACAATTTATGGAAAAGGTTTAGATCATACTACTACTGGTTCATACCAAGCAGGACTAGACATTGACATAGCAAGTTTTAAAAAAGCACGTACAGACTTAATAGCTGCTTATAACGGTGGTTCAGGTTCAAATATGTTTAACGGCACACTATCAACCGGACAAAAGTTATATGAGAATTTACAAAGACTAGCAAGATCATGCAACGGAATGTTAACGTTTAGTGGTGGTAAGTATAAACTAATAATACAAAACAAAAATGAAACAGTACCATCAGGCTCAACTGCTCACATATTCAGTGAAGATAACATTCTTGGACAAGTAACAGTTAATAGAGGAAAGAAATCTACTAAAATTAATAAAGTTACAGCAGGATTTACTGATCAATCAACAAAATACATTGATAATATTATAGTTACTAAAAATGCAAGTGCATTAGCTGAAGACAATGGTACAGTATTAGAAGCAAGTTTAGATCATCAGTTAACAACAAACGCAGCGTTTGTTACAAGAATGAATGAATATAGAATTGCTAAAACTAGAAATCAAACAGCAATAGTATTCACAGCATCACATAAAGCTCTTGCAGTTGAATGTGGTGATATAATTAAAGTAACACAAACACAGTTAGGATGGGATAATAAATTATTTAGAGCAGTAACAATTACTCTCAACAGTGATAATGAAGTAGCCATAAGTGCTATTGAATACATAGCTAGCATACAAATATAAAGGAACCAATTTATGAGTAAAATTAGATTTGATGGTGGATTAACACCAGTAATGTTACCAACAAAAGAAGACGTTGTAACACAAGCACCAATTGGTATATTAAAAGATATTCAAATTAACGCGGCTACACTACAAAGCGGTGACATATTACAATATGATGGTACTACTACTCCACCAGAATGGCGCAACAGTAATATTATAGATGGCGGAACTTACTAACAACATCTAGTCAAACTAGGCGTCTTAGACGCTCAACAAGTGCTATATATAGTACCCAAAAACAAAAGGCAACCCCATGCACAAGAAAACCCTACAAAAATTTGAACTACGTGCCTTATTTAAAGAAGCACTAGAAGTTAAAGATTTCAATGATACTGGATCTGTAACATATAGAAAACTAACCCATTTTGTGTGGGTTAAAAAGTTAAAAGAACAGATTCCTGGAACACTTTCATTATATATGTTTGTCAACAACGGCATACTAATAGCTACCAACTCCATCTGCATCAATGAGTGGCTTGATGTTCATGACTTACCAAGACGCAGAGAATTCAATATAACCACTATTGAACAAAAAATTAAAGTCAATAATGGTGATACCACAATAGACAACAGAACACCTCAATCAGTAGTACAAACTGGACTTAGAAAAAGCAGAATAGCTTACGCTAACCGTATTAAAGGCTTGCCAGGCCAAAACATGAGAGAAGAAATATGGAAGATGTACGCAGATGGGCTTACAGTTGTTGATATTGCTAGGATTTTTGATGTTACAGCACCAGCAGTTCATTACCATATTAACAAAAAACAAAAAGAGGTTGACAAAAGCACTGTTTAGTGCTATCATAAATACTAATGTGGAAGTTTAATCATTTGACATGAAACCATTTTATTTAGATTCTCCAATCAAAGATAGAGTACTCCGTTAAACTTTCACACTACAGTTATATTAGTGTATCATCATACGTTATTTTATACCCAATGTCATTGGGACTCCTTTAAATGAAACCGGATACCTAGTATAACGGGGGGCTGGCACACGCTAGCCCTTTTTAATGGCCAAAACCACAGAAAAAACAGCGTAATAACGCAAAACTTGACAAATTCACTAAATACGTGTATAATAAAGAAACAACAAGGAGAATAACAATGAAAACAACTAAAGTAGAACTAACAGTAACAGACGTATTAAATGCAATTCAAATCATTGACGTATCAATGACTAGAGGAGCGTTTAAGGCAAATGAAGCAACAAACATAGGCAAGGTATTTGATAAATTAGTGGAATTTTATGAAGCTAATAAACCAGAAGAAACTGAGGCTGATGATGCTAGTAATTCCAAATGATCTCTTAGAGATTAAAGCTCACCACACATATTGTCATAAAAGCAGACATTCAACATGGACTGGTCTTAATAAAGCTGACAAATTACAAGGAAGCAAAATTGATAAGCTACGCAACACACTACCTAACAGTAGTTGGGCGTGGCTGTTAATAAGTGTAGAAGATAATTTACAAAAACTTCCAACAAAACAGCGTGATGACTGGGATAGAGCAATGCTTAATTTATTACGTCAATGTGATATAAACATTAACCCTAAAAATGCAGTCTATGTAGACGGTGAATTTAAGGATTACATAGCTGACAAAAACAGAGACTGGAAAAAGCTTCAAAAGGCGCTTTGGCAATTTCTTTGTGCAGCTATGGAAGCGTTAGAATTCCTACACTATGATTTTGAACCTAATCCAAACAGCTTGTTTGAAGTAGCTTGACAAATACCCTAAACTAATATATACTAACACAGAACCCTTACAAATAAGATTAAGCCTAGCACGGCAACTGATAGTGCTACTGAATCCCTTCCTAATAGAGAGGGTAAGTTAAGATTGCTTATTATCTGATTCAAGAGACTACCCTGTTTTGCAGGATGCCTTAAAAGAAGCTCCCAATGGAGTATTGCTTTTCTCTTGTCTTAATGGTGTGGCAAATATATACTAATATTGGCTAAGTGAGAGGGATACACAATTCAGCCCTCATGTGCATTACAGTAACTTCTGTATTGGTTGTAATGCATTGCGTTAAAAGAGACACGCTTGTAAAAGGAGACAGCAAAACCTGCCTTTCCCATTGGGTTAAGTTAATACAGTAAATGACGGATACTTCAAGTAACCAAATTTATAGTTTACGCTAGAAATAGCGTGACTATGACTTCAACTTCAAGTAATATCTTATTAATGAGTTTGAAATAAAAAAATAAACTGATAACATAGCTTTAGCTATGTTGATGTTTGCTGTTGTGCGTTAGCAGAACAGATTATAAAGTAAATAAATACTATTATGGTAATAGAAGTATACAGTTTCTTAGAAGGTTTCCGTTTTGTTGATAAAATGGAATATTCTGACTATTTACAATGGGAGAAAGATCTAATGATTTTAAAACTTGAAGGTAGATTTGTAGGATATAAGCAATATGACATATCAATGGCAGACTTTAATAAACTCAGTGAAATACAACGGAATAATATGCCGTGTAAAGCGGTATTTGACAGAGAAGCCTATGTTAGTCAAAGGAAACACTGATGGAATTTGATGGAATGAAGCATGCTGACGCTATAATAAGGCGTTGCAATCACAATTTAAAACTGTGGAAAAGTGTATATGCTAGCTTAGGTGTACCATTTGAGTGGCGTGAACCAACCGGTGATGAGTTACTTAGAGCATTGATATTTGAAGCTGCTAGACACAAAGATGCAAATAAAGGTTGACAAGTAAGACATCTTGCTGTATAATACTAAGTATAAGCAATAAAGTTTATGACAACGGAGTATACAATATGAGTAAGAAATCAAATAATAACGTTATTGAAGTTAAAGATCTTGGTGCATTTTTGTCCATCAT